ACATGGTATCATTTATGTCTATGGGTATATTCTCGCGTGGCATTTCTAATCAGCAAGCTAAAACATCTCTATTAGCTCAATACGCCCCAAGCATTATGGGCGAGAACATGAACACTCTTTACAACTTCATCTTACCCAAAGTTAATCGCAACGAGGCCATGTCAGTGCCATCAGTTGCAAGATGCAGAAACTTACTTTCATCAGTTGTTGCTGATCTGCCACTAAACCTTTACCGTAACTCTACAGGTGAAGAACTAGGCAATCCGTTGTGGTGTGATCAACCTGCACTCAATCAACCACGTTCGGTCACTATGGCTTGGACTGTAGATTCATTGTTGATGTACGGCGTGGCTTACTGGCAAGTTACAGAAGTTTATGCAGAAGATGGCCGAGCATCTCGCTTTCAGTGGATCCCAAATGTTAAAGTTACATTTGAAACTGACCTTTATGGCACAATCATTACTCAATACTACATCGATGCTATTGCAGTGCCGATGTCTGGCTTAAACTCTATCGTTACATTTCAAGCATTTGATGAAGGTATCTTAGATCGCGGATCAGAAACAATAAGAGCTGCAATCGATCTTCGTAAGGCAGCAGTCATAGCGGCCAGCACACCCATGCCAAGCGGAGTGCTTCGCAATAACGGTGCTGATCTTGATCCTAAAGAAATTGCTGGACTATTAGCTGCATGGAAGAACGCAAGACAAAATCGCGCCACTGCATACTTAACATCGACTTTGGAATACCAGCCAACATCATTCTCACCTAAAGACATGATGTATGACGCAGCACAACAATTTTTGGCAACAGAGATTGCTCGCTTATGCAACATACCTGCTTACTTAGTATCGGCTGAAGCCAACAACTCTATGACATATGCCAACGTCTTAGATGAGCGCAAGCAATTCTTCTCATTTAGCGTATCACCTTACGTCAATGCAATTTCCAACAGACTTAGCATGGATGACATAACTGCTAGAGGAAACTCAGTGCGCTTTGATGTTGATTCATCATTCTTAAAGACAGATCCTATGGAGCGACTCCTAGTAATCGAAAAAATGCTTTCTATCGGCCTAATCACAGTTGAACAGGCTATGGAGATGGAAGATTTAACACCTAACGGAAGTAGTGGAATCAATGACTAATATCCTTACATTTTCTACAGAGATAACTGCCAATATTGAAGAAAGAACAATTTCTGGCAAGATAGTTCCAGCAGGTACAGGCGAAGTAGGAAACACATCTGCTGGCCGAGTGGTATTTGAAAAGGGTGCAATTGCACTTCCCGAAGATCCTAAAACAATCAAACTGCTTAACCAGCACGACATGAAGCAACCTTTAGGAAAGGCCACAATCTTCACTGAAGATGAGATGGGAATTTTTGCTAGTTTTAAAATTAGTCGTAGCAACCGAGGCACAGAAGCCTTAATCCTTGCAGAAGAAGGATTGCAGTCTGGTCTATCTGTGGGTGTTGAAGTAGTCAAATCAAAGATGAAGGCTGGCGTTATGCATGTATCTGCCGCCAATCTTTTAGAAGTTTCATTAGTAACAGAGCCAGCATTTAAGTCTGCTCAAGTTATTGATGTAGCGGCCGAGGAAACTCCAGAGGTCGTAGAAGAAAACCCAACAGAAAGCGAGACAGCTGTGGAGAATACTCCAGAGACAGTTGCAGCACCAGCAGTAGAAGCAGCAGCGGTTGAAGCTGCTCGCCCAACTGTGGTAACAGCAACCACAATCGTGCGTGAGCGCACAGCTCCAATTACAGGAGCGCAGTACCTAGAAGCAAACATCAAGGCAGCACTTGGTGATGACGAAGCACGCCGCACAGTACGCGCAGCAGATGACTCAACATCAACAAACACTGGCTTAACACTTGCACCACACCTAAACACATTTATCACAGATACATTTACAGGTCGGCCAGCATTTGAGGCAGCAACACGCTCACCTTTAATTGACTCAGGAATGTCATTTACACTTCCTAGACTTTACACCAATGCTGCAGATCCAGACACTGCTCCAACAGTTGCAGACACAAACGAAGGTGCAGCACCATCGGAAACTGGAATGACCTCACTATTTGACACAGTGGACATTAACAAGTTCTCAGGGTTACAACGTGTAAGTTTTGAGCTGATCGACCGCAGTTCGCCTGCCTTCATGGAATTGATGATGACTGAACTGCGCAAGGCATACGAGAAAGCAACAGATTCAGCACTTCTCGCAGCATTTATTGCTAACGGTACAGTAGCAGCAACAACAGCAGCAACAGCAGCTGGATTGCAGTCATTCGTATCAGTAGAAGGTGCAGCAGCATACAAGGGTACAGGCGGAGACTTTGCTAACAAGCTAGTTGCTTCGACTGACCAATGGGCAGCAATCACAGGATACGCCGACACAACAGGCCGACCACTTTACTCAGCACAAGGCGCAAGCTACAACGCAGCTGGCAACGCAGTTGCAACATCTGTTGTTGGTGGAGTTCTTGGAACTGATTTAATCGTCGATCACAACATCTCAGCATCAGGCATCATTGATAACTCAGCCTTCTTGGTTGCACCATCATCAGTGTACTGCTTTGAGTCAGCACAGACACAACTTCGCGTCAATGTTTTGACATCAGGCGAGGTCGAAATCAACCTTTACGGATACCTAGCAATTTACCTTGCTAAGTCAGGTAAAGGCGTTCGCAAGTTTAACCTAACTTAATAAATAGGTAACTAAGTCGCTCGCTGGGTAAGTAGCCCTCTTACCCAGCGGGTCTTTAGAAAGGATCATCATGGCACTTACAACTGTAGCTGAACTCCGTAGCACTCTCGGTGTCGGTACTTTGTACCCTGATGCAACCTTGCAGGAAGTCTGTGACGCTACAGATGCAGTCCTACTTCCTATGCTCTGGGCTAACAAAACATTTAACATAGCAAACAGCAACACTGCCACAACTGGCACGCTTTACTTTGAAGACAAAGTAGAAAAAGTTTTTTATGTAGGACAAACAGTAGTTATTACTGGCAACGAATCAATTTTAAACGGCAGTAAAACTCTCACAGGCGTTGGTGATTACAACATTACTTTTAACATTATTGGCGATAACATTCCAACAGTAGAGCATCCTGTACAACCATTTGGCACTGTATCGGCTGATACTTATGTCGACTGGTCTTTAGATGCAGCAATACAGCAAGCAGCTTTGATGGTGTCTGTTGAAATTTGGCAAGCCAGAACCGCTACCCTTTCAGGTTCTAACCTTGTCGATTTCCAGCCAAGCCCTTACCGAATGAGCGCACAGCTTCTCGCTAAGGTGCGAGGTTTGATTGCCCACGCGCTAAGCCCTAATTCAATGGTGGGATAATGCCTACACCAATTACAACGCTTCGCACGACCTTAGCTACGGCCTTAGTTGACAATGCTAAATGGCAGACATTTGCTTTTCCACCTGCCACAGTATTAGCGAACTCAGTTATTGTTTCTCCAGATTCTGAGTACATCACTCCTAGCAACAATCAACACATAACAATTAGCCCAATGGCTAACTTTAGAATTATGATGACAGTACCTTTGTTTGATAATGAAGGAAACCTGAACGGCATAGAGGACACTGTGGTTAACGTGTTCACTAAACTAGCCTCATCATCTTTGGTCTATAACGTAAGCGCAATCAGCGCACCAAGTATTCTCAACGCTGCATCGGGTGACCTGCTCAGCTGTGAGATGTCAGTATCAATCCTAACGAGTTGGAGTTAATTATGTCCGAGTGGGAACTAGAGAACGAAGCCTTCCTGAAGAAGATCGGGCAGGTTAGCACACCATCACCAAAGCCACCTATCAAGAAAGATGAGGAATAATCCTAATGGCTATATTTCTAAATAACAAAGTAGGCGTTAAGATCAACTCAATCGATCTTTCTGACCATGTAACAGCAGTAACAATTAACCGCGTATTTGACGAACTAGAAGTAACTGCTATGGGTGATAACTCACACAAGTTCGTAAAGGGCTTAGAGTCATCAAACGTAACAATAGACTTCCTAAACGACACAGCATCAGCGCAAGTACTTGCAACATTACAAGCTACATGGGGAACAACAGTTACAGCTGTATTCTTACAAGATAAAGACACAGCAGTTTCAGCAACAAACGTTCTCTATACTGTTTCTCTGCTTGTGAACAACACAACAGACATCAATGGTGCAGTTGCTGACATCGGAAGCATGTCAATCACATTTACTGCTAACTCAACAATTGCAGTAGCCACATCAGGTTCATTCTAAACAATTAAACAAAGGGGCTAACCATGGCAAGACTAAAGATAGTTCGACAAGATGGAAGCGTATTAGAAGGCGAGATCACTCCAGCAGTGGAGTACTCATTTGAGCAGTACGCTAAAAAGGGCTTTCATAAGGCTTTCCGCGATGAGGAAAAGCAATCGGATGTTTATTGGCTTGCTTGGGAAATTACCCGCCGTTCAGGTGAAACGGTTAAGCCATTTGGGATCGACTTCATTGAGACACTAAAAAGTGTTGAGGTGCTTGACTCCGACCCTTTAGCTTAAAGCGCGATCTACCACTCACCTACCTAATCGCTAGGCTAAGCATTAGGTTAGGGATCGCGCCACAACATTTACTGGAGTTAGATCAGGTGATGCTAGATGCGTTACTGCTCGGCCTAAAAGACGAAGCGAAGGAGGCTCAGGATGCAAATCAAAATCGAAGGAAACGCTGAACTTCGTAGAGCCCTTCGCCGCTTTACTCCAGACTTAGAAAAGGCATTAAAGAAAGAAATCAGAGCTGCACTTCGCCCAGTAGTAAAACAAGCTAGAGGCTTTGTACCATCGGATGCTCCACTAAGCGGATGGCAACAAAGATCATCTACTACTGGATCATTTCCACAATACAACGGAGCCAAGATTCAAGCTGGCATTAACTTTAAAACAACACCATCAAAGTTTAATAACAGAGGCTTTAGCTCCATGGCGAGTATATTTAATGCATCTCGTGTTGGTTCAATCTATGAGAGTGCTGGTCGCGCAAATCCTCAAGGTCAGCCTTGGGTAGGTCGTAAAGGTGCTGCTG